ATCGGCCGGGATCGCGATGCGATCGAGCTGTTCTGGAACAACGCTGAACTCGGCCTCGCGCACGTCGAGAATGGTCTGCTGATCAGAGACGATGGAGCCGTCCTCGCCGGCAAAATCGACCGGCCGCGTATCATAGATCCCGCGCGCGGAATACGCGGGTGCGCCCGGCTGCGACGCCAGCGGCATCACCGTGATCGAGCGCGCGAATGTATCGTATTGCGGCAGGTAGACGAGCACCGAGAAGTTCACTGCCATTCGATCGCCTCCTCGCACATCTCCTTCATTCGTTCGAACAGTTGCTCGACCAGCACCGGCCGCAGGATCGGACGCGGTGCGCCGACAACGCGCGGCGCGCGGCGCGGACCCGGCTTCTTGCCGCCGCTGCGCCTCCCGATCCGCTTCTTGCGCGAGCGTGGATAGACGTAGGTGGTGACCGACAGGCCGCTGTGTTCATCGACTTTCGGAAAGCTCCGGTTCATGTCCTCGCGCTGCCATTCAAGGAAGACCTCGGGCAGCTTCTGATCCAGCTCGGTGACGCGCTTTTGCATGTCCTCGAATTGTTTGAGCAGCTTTTCGGATTCGACGATGACTTCGAACGGCATGGTTCAGATCCAGTGCCGGACGTAGTGATAGAGCAGCGACTCGACGGTTTTGCTGGTGGCGCTGGACGAGCTGCTGCCGCCATCCGAGCCACCGCCGGTCGGGGTGTGAAACATGACGCGCGATTCCTTGTGCGAAATCATGCGAACGCCGGTCAGCGCCGCTGCTGCCTGTTCGGACTTCGATGCGCTCACCAGCAACGCGCAGGCCTGCTTCAGCGCGTCGGGCACTTCGTCGGGGCAGAGATAACCACCCGTGTAATTGACGATGATCGGCTCATTGCGGCTGGTGAAGATCGAGAGCTTGCCGGAGCCCTCCTCCAGTTCGTAATCAAGTCGGTCGGTGCCGTTGGTGGTGACGCTCGTGATATCGGCTTCTTTCACCGGCCAGTGGGTCAGGTAAACGCGACGGCTGCCGAGGCATCGCCACGTTTCCTTGACCACTTCCTTGGCGAAGACGCGATTGCACAGCGTCGAGATCACCGACGAGTTGGTGTCGATCAGCCATTGAAGCTGCGGATCGGTCACGCCCACGCCTGTCGGCATGCCGAGTGCGATCTTCAGCTCGTCCAGCGACATCAGCGCGAAGGAAGTCGCAGGCGTGACGATCTTGACGGTGACGTCGGCCATCGTGCCTACCTCGCCTCATATTGGAATCGGGCGAAGATCGTGCGCAGCACCAGCGGCGCGCCTTCCCGGCCGTCCAGCATGATCGGCGTCGCCGCGTAACTCTCCTCGTCGATCTTCCAGTCGATAATCATGTTCGCCGCGCCCGAAGCGCCCTGCAGGCCGCGCTCGCCGCGTTCGCCCTGTTTGCCGCTCTTGCCCTGCGAGGCAATCAACTGCCAGCCAGCGCCGGGACACGGTCCGGGATCGTCTTTCTTGGCGATGAAGCTGCCGCCGTTAAGCGCCACGATGGAGAGCTTGCGATAGGTCGCGGTCGCATCGAACAGGCCGCGCACTTCCGGTGACAGACCGTCCTCGCCATCGTCGCCCGCCCGCGCGAGGCAGATCCAATCCTTGCCCTCGCCCGGCTGTTGCGCCGTGTCCTTGACCGCCTGAAAGGTGCCGACGTCCGTCGTCCGCACATCGCCCTCGTAATGAACGCCAGCTTCCCAGACCTTGACGACGGGCAGCATGCCCATCGGGCCACGCTCGCCGCGCTCACCGGGAATGCCGGGCTCACCGCGCGCACCGGGATCTCCGGTCTCGCCACGCAGTCCCATCTTGCCAATTTCGCCGGGCAGGCCCCGCTCGCCTTGCTCGCCCCGGTCGCCCTTGAGGCCGATGCCGGGAATGCCCTGCTCTCCCTTCTCACCGCGTTCGCCGCGATCACCCTTGACCGAGAGGCCGGGCTCGCCCCGCTCACCGCGTTCACCCTTGATGGAGAGACCGGGAATACCCTGATCACCCTTTTCGCCGCGCTCACCGCGCTCACCGCGTTCGCCGGATTTGCCGGGTTTGCCGGATTCACCGCGCTCGCCCTTGATCGAAAGGCCGGGCTCACCACGGTCACCCTTCTCGCCACGCTCGCCATGATCGCCGGGATCGCCCTTGATGCTCAGCCCCGGCTCACCCTTCTCGCCGCGTTCGCCGGGAAGGCCTCGCTCGCCGATCTCGCCGGGGAAGCCCTGCAGACCGCGCTCACCGCGCTCGCCACGGTCGCCCTTGATCGACAGCCCCGGCTCGCCACGGTCGCCCTTCTCGCCCGCCAGACCACGTTCGCCGGGCTGGCCGGGCTCACCGGTCAGGCCGCGCTCGCCGGGAGTACCAGCCTCACCCGGATCGCCGTCCTTACCGGGAGGGCCGGGATCGCCAACAGGACCGGGTTCACCTTTCTCACCCGGCTCACCCTTCTCGCCGGGCACGCCGCGTTCTCCGGGCTCACCGGGGTCGCCCTGCAGGCCGGGGTCGCCCTTGTCGCCTTCCAGACCGGGCGGCCCCTGCTCACCGGGGTCGCCCTTGTCGCCGGGCGCACCGGGCAGGCCGTCGCGCAGGCTGGCCAGTTTCTCGCTCACCAGCTTGTCCAGCACGGCCTTCTGCTCGGCGATCTGCGCACGCAGCTCCGCGATCGTCGCGCGGGTATGCGCCTCGATCAGCTCGCGCTCGCGTGACCACTGTTTGCGATGGGACGAAATGATCTGCCCCAGCGCATCGCGCAGGGCGTCAAGCGTCGCTTCGGTCATAACGGTCGGCGCGGGCGAGGAGGGTTCGAAGTTCGCTGGCAACGACATCGTTGTAGTCCTTTGCCGTGATGGTCTTTTCTGGCGGCTTTTCCGCTGGCGGCTTCTCTGCCGCGCCAGCGGCCGGTGGCTGCGGCGGCGCACCCGGCATCCCCGGTGCGGCTGGAATCGCGGACGCAGCCGATAACGGCACGACCTGTTGCTGGACACGCGGCTCGTCGCCGAACTCGACTTCGTCCATGCTCTCGGAAGCCCGCGCCTCGTTTGGCGAGAAGATGCCGCCCTGCACCGCCCGCGCGAGGCCCTCGATGCGGTCGCGGAAGGCGGACCGCAGCAGTGCCTTGGTGTCGAACTCGACATACTCGTCAGGCTGGCCCTTGAGATTGAACAGCAGGCCGAAGGCGTCCTCGATGTGGTTGAGCGCAAAGCCCAAACCCTGCGAGACCCACGACTGCATCAATTGTTCGGTCGAGCCCATATTGGAGCTGCTGATGCCGAGGATCTGCAGCGGCATCCGGAACGCCAATGCGATCTTCTGGTCGCTCATCTTCATGATCTCGGCCAGCTCGGAATCCTTGGAGCTGGATGACAGGAACATCGGCTTCAGGCCCGCCGTCAGGATCGGCGTGCCGCCGGCCTTCAGGCCCTTCGACTGCTCATCCCAGCGGTCGCGAACGAACTGAACCTGATCCTTGTCGAGCAACAGATCGGTGGTCAGCACGGCCGATGGGCGCGCTTGGTTCATGTAAAACTGGATCTGCTGCGCGGTCATCGCGTTGCCGGTCAGGATGTCCTGCATCGCCGCCGCGATCGGGGAATCGCCCACCAGCGGGAACGGATAGCGGCGTCGCGTGGCGTTGAGACGGACGTGCAGCACATCGCGCTGCGGCACCAGCAGCGGCTCCTTGAGCTGCCGGTCGATCACGTCGTTGCCAGACAGATGATAGAACACGTCGCCGGTCACCGCGACCTGTGGCGCACTCTCGCGCGGGTCCATCAGATGCAGCTCGCTGATCTCGTAGCGGTCGTTGCGCAGCGCCAGCGCATAGGCGTTGCCGTCCGCGTAGAGCGAGCGCGTGGCGTTGAGCATGAAGTCGGACGGCGACTGGTAACTGTTCGGACGGCGAAGAATACGCGACAGCGCCGACGTCGTGACACGGTCGCGGCCGTTCTTGGCATTGGTCTTCCAATGATCACCCGGACACATTGCCACCGTCTGGGCGTAAGCAGACAGGCATGCCTCCACCATCGCCGACGAGCTGGTGCCCTGCGGATTGATGTCGGATTGCCAAAAATTCCATGGCGCGCCGTCCGGAAGCCAGCCGCCTGTGATCGGCAGATAATACGGACCGGGCCGGACCTCGCCCTCGCCAGCCTTGGTTCTGACGAGGGCGGTTATCCGTTGCAGAAGGCTTGCCACCCGCGTCTATTCCGATCGGGTCGAGCGGGTGCTGTATCCGCCGGACTTGTCGGCTTCAAGCTGCTTGCGACGTTGCGCCTCGTCCTGCGTTTGCAACGGCGTCTTGTACATGCCGCTGCCTTCCGGCAGCTCCTGCTGACCCATCAGGGCTAGCATCGCGGCATCGCTCTCGGCCTGCGTCGGGGTCGGGGTTGGGATGTTGCTGTAGAAATCTGTGGCGGCCGTCGCCCGCCCCTCTGCCTCCTTGGCGGCGCGCTCCTTGCCGGTCCTCATCGCATCGCTCTCGGCCTGCGTCGGCGTCGGGGTCTCGCCACCCTGATGCCTTCCCTGCTGCTGCTCCTGCAGCCTCTTCTGCTCGGCTTCGCGACGCTCGGCTTCCTTCTTGTCGGCATCCCTTTTGGCTTGGTCATTGTCAGCCATCGATCTCTCCTTTGGTTGCGGGTTCTTTCAAGGTCGCGTTGATCTGTGCAAACGGCGTCCTCCAATCATCGCCGGGTTGCGGTTGTCGGTATGTCGTGATGCGCGGATACCAAGCGCTCGCGTGCCACCAGCGCCAATCGCTCATGAACGGCAGCAGCAGATGAACGGACGAATGTCCGATTGCGCCCGCGAGGTGAGCCGCCGCCGTATCGACCGTGACGATGTGGTCCATGGCAGCCATGCGATCGGCGACGTCGGCGAAATCACTGCCCGGCCGCAACGGCTCGATGCCGTCCGGGGCCGGTCCGGGTTGCAGCGCGTGAATCCGAAACCCCTCATGCTGAAGCAGCGACAGGAAACGCTCCGCCGTGAACATGGTTTGGGTGCGGCCGGACCACGCGATGCCGAGGTTGCGTCTGTCGTCGCGCACCGGCAGCGGCACCCTGATGTATGGCTCGGCCGGGATCGTCTCGACGGTCTCGCCCAGCGCGCTCATCACGCCAAAAAACGGCAGCCGATAGTCGTACTCGCGCAGATCGTTCGGCACCTTCTCGACGACTTCGACGTCAAAGCCACGCGCCAGCCGCGCAAGACACGGATCGACCAGCAGTGTCACTTCGGCGCGTCGCTTCAGCTCGGGCAGATAGCGCATCACCATGATGGCGTCGCCAAATCCCAGCTCGTGATAGACCAGCACGCTGACATGATGCTCGCCGCGCCAGACCGGCAGCACCGACAGCTTGTCGATGTCTTCCCTGACCGGACCGAAACCGCGCCATTGAAACAGCCGCCACGCCACGTCGTGTTCCGGAAAGCCCCGCGCGTAGTCGCCCATCGACAGCAGCACGGAGGCGCGGTTGTAGCGGGCGTAGTCGTCATCGGGGTTGTACCGCAGCGCCGCGTCGAAGAAGGCCAGCGCCTCCCGGAAACGATTCTCGCGGAAATGTCCGACCCCGGCCTGTACATAGAGCCGTGCGAACACCTCGTTCGTCATGACTTGGCTCATCGCCGCTCGTAGACTAGCCAAGTATTTGCGACGTGAAAAAGCTGGCGGCCCTTTTCGTGCAGCTCGTCGAGCACCTCAGTGACCTGCACGGTCGGGTTCTGGTAGTCGTGCCAGATGATCATGCCACCGGGCGCTACGATCTCCGCCGCCCACAGGCTGTCCACCATCACCGCCTTGCGGCCATGGTCGCCGTCAATGAACACGACGTCGGCATAGGACGGCATCAGGCCGCCCCGCAGCACCAGCTTGAAACGCGGGTCTCCCTTGACCAGACGGCCCGGCTCGCCCGGATACTCGATCTGCTGCGCCGGAATTTCGAATTGGTAATTCGGATCGACATCGATGCCGAAATACGTCTCGATGGTCTGGACGTTCTCCAGCACGGCCTGTGCTGTCAGGCCGATATTGACGCCGATCTCGACCACGGTGCGCGGCCGGATGCCATTGAGCAGCGCCAGTATCGTCCCTTGTTCGTTCGGGTGCATGTACATGCGTGTGGCCGGGCGCGCGATGGGGTCGAGGCGGATCTGGGGGATCGACAATCTTTATGTCTCCGGAAAATACGCGGGCGAAGCATTTGCGCCTTCGCCCGCGAGGTTAATCCGCCTATTGGACCAAGCGGATCGGGAGGAGGTCTACCAAGTCACGCCAGCAACCCACGAGACCACACCCGCGCGACGAACAATCCAGTTCATCGGCAGGACGAGCCGCAGCGCCATGCTGTCGGTCTGGAACATGGACATCGCGGGCGCGGCGAACGTGTTCGGCGTACCAACGGTGCCGATGTTCGCCGGGCTCGTATCTTCCATGTGCAAGGTGGCCTGATCGCTGATCTCGAAACGCGGGTTGTCACCGGTCACCGAGACGTAATCCGCCGCATCCAAGCAGATCACGGTGCCGAGCGGCACGGTGCCTGACAGGATCAACGGCTTGCCATTGAGACGCCCCGCGTTGATCTCGTCGCGGAACGGAAACAGTCCAGACGGATTCGGCGGCTGAATGAAGCCGATCGACAAGGCCTGCTGCGGATTCATGATGAAGACCATGTTACGGATGTTGCCGTTGGTCGCCGTCAGGATCGCGCCCGTCAGGTTCTTGAGGTCGGTGACGAGGGCGTTGAACGCATTGGCGGGAGCGCCAATGGGAGTCGGTGTCAGACCAGAAGCGTAGCTCCGCAGACCGGCGGGGCGTAGCGCGGTGGCCGCCGTGGCGTCGAGCAGGACGGTGTCGATCGCCACCGCCGTGTCTTCTTGGATCGCGTTGCGCAGCAGGCCTTC